GCCTCCGAGCACTACCGCCGTGCCATCGACTCGTACATCAACCGGGCTACCGCCGCTGCCGAAAAGTCTGCTGCCAAGCAGGCCGAGAAAGAGACCGCTGCCGCGCTGGGCGTGGCGAAACCCGGCATCCGCGAGAGCATCCGCACCAAGGAGGAGAAGGCCAAGGCCAAGAAAGTCCAGAAGAAGCTGTGAGGCTGTGATGAGGCTGCGCCCCGTCCGCTGGCTCCGCCGCCTGCTGTCCAAACCCCCCGTGCCCGCGCGGGTGGGGGCCCGGCAGTGGGAGCAGGAGGCCATGCAGGACATACACAAAAAAGCCAGCTTCTGGCCGGTCTACCGTGCCCACCACGCGTACGTCGGCCCCCCTTTCACCCACGTTCCGCACAACCCGGAGACCAGAGCCATGGCGACGCCCAACACTTTCGCTGCCCACTCCTCCGCTGCCGGCCTCGGCCCGCCGCTTTCGAGCTCACTGAAAAAGCAGCTGCTCGATCTGGGGGTGTTCAACATCCAAGCCCGTGCCTGTGCCGTCACCGACCCGCACTCGCACCTCGACTCGTTCGTCCGGTTCTCGCTCGAAGCGACGCTGGCCGCGCTCGCCCCCGTGACCAAGCCCCTGATCGACGCGGCGACCGGCAAGCTCATCCATTACCCCTACCTGCCGCTGGAGCGGATCGGGCGTCATGCGCAGAACCGGGCCCCGGACGGATACACGTGGGTGATTCACCTGCTGACCACCTGCTCGACCGTCTCCTATGACCACGCAGCACAGGAGATGAAGTTGCTGGTGGACATGTACATAGCCAGCAAGGGGGTCGTCCAGCCCACGGTCGAGCCCCCCGTCAAGGCGGACACCGTCGTGCCGCCCTCGCGGTCGATGGGCTTCAATGGGATAGTCTGATGGACAACGTGGAGCGGCTGTTGACCTATACCAACCCCCCACATTCGGTGCGGCAGCAGATCGCAGACGAGATCAAGGCGCTGCGCGCCGAGCTGGCAACCGAGCGCAAGCGGCAGTCTGCCATGCGGACGCTGATCACGTCGCTGGAGTCGACTATCTCCCTTTACCGGGACTGGCAGGCCAAGGCGGACGAGGCCGTGCGGACGCTGGACTCCGAGCGGGAGGCCAACGCCACGCTGACCGCTGAAATAGCGCAGCTGCGCGAGCTGATCGAGCAGTTCTGCAAGAGCCTCACTGCCCGGGTGAAAGTCGAGAACGAGATCGCCAACATACTGGCCGGTCAGCTGCCCATGCCTGACGCGGCGAAACTGAAGGAGTGGGCGGTGCGCCTCGGCGTGCCGGAAGAGACACGGGAACAATTCAGGAAAGCAGCGGAGGGAAAGAGCCATGGCTGAGCAAGCGAGACCGAAGAAACCGGGGCTGCTAGGGAGCCTGTTTTCCAACCCCTATCTGGGCCCGCCGCCGGCCCCCGTCACTGACAAGGAGGCCGAGGACATCATGAAGCAGCTGCAGGAGACCATGCACCGGGTGGCGAACCCCGCCATGGCGATCTCCCCGGCGACCGGGGCCCCCTACCAGATGGACTTGTTCGGCGATACCCTCGTGCCGGGCAAAGGGCTGCTGGGCCCGGCCACCGTCGGCAGGAAGGTGAAATTCAGCCCACCGCAGTTCAAGGAACCGGACTTCCCCAAGATGACCCCCGAGCAACGAGCGCAGATGATGATCGACGGGGTCGACCCCGATGCCGACGCCCCGACGGTGGACAGCCTGATGCGCTCCCTGATGGAGCTGGAGGTGTCCGACCTCAAGCTCACGCAGGTGTCGGGGGAGTGGGGGGCGGAGTGCGTGATCCGGGTGCGGTTCGACGATGTGCAGCGGGACTCCCATGGCGACCCCATCCCCTTCCCCACGCACAAGACCGCACGTATGGGCATGGCGATCTCGGGGGCACCCTCGTGCCGGGAGGCGCTGCAGGAACTCGTCCTTGCAACGCAGCTCTACGTGAGCTCTAAGTCCATCCAGCGGCAGAGGGTGGCGGAGTCGTAGACCGGCCTGCCATCTTCGACATCACGCGTCCGCGCAGGTTGGCGTTGGTGCCGAGGCAGAGGTATTGGAACGCGTCAGCGAGGTCAGACCACGGATGCAGCTTTTCAGGCGTCTCTTCCAAGGTGCGGTCTTTCTTCACCTTGTAGCGGTAGCGGCTGTTCAGGGCGAGGATCAGGTCGTGGCACCCGGTTGGATCCAGCAGGACAGCCGGCCCGCCGTTGCGCTGCTGGTTGAAGAAGGACTCTACCGCACGCAGGCGCGGATCAATGCTGTTGGTCATGGCTGGCACCGCCATGAAGCCGAGGCGTTTGGCGCACCCTATGACCGACTCCTCGCCGATCTGGCTGCGCTGCGCGCAGGCGGGATCCATTACGAGGAAAGTTGGGTTCGTGACGAATCGGCGATCCTGAAGTTCTGGCCGAAGAACGGTGTTGAGGAACAGCTCCATCCCCATGTTCTCCGCGTACAGCGCGCGGAAGCCCAGCAGCCGGCTGGTGTGATCCAGCTGGCCGATGACCGCCGCCGGGTTGCGGCCCGTGTCCAGCCCAACGATCAATGGATAGCCCGGGACGGGGGTGAGGGGGCTGTCCGCCACGTGGAATTTCTGGTCGAAGGACTTGCGAAAGACCGCTTGGCCCGAGAGGGACGGGCCGATCTTGTTATGGACGTACTGATCCACCCAGTCTTCGGAGTTCGACTCCATCAGGTCTTCGTAATACCGGGGTGGGAGGTTCTCCCGGTTCTCGGCCCCGGGCTCGAAAGCCCCCGGCTGGAGGAAGTATTCCCAGTTCGACGGCAGGTTCTCTTCGAGGAGCGGAAACCACTGCGAGTCCTCGGTGAAGGAGTTGGATTCCATGATCAGCCCGTACCAGAAGTCCTGATCCGCCGCTTTCAAGACCGCCCGCGATGGGTAACGACCGCACCGCGACAGGACAGCCTGAACGATTTCGGGGTCGATTTCCCGGAACTCGGAGACCCATGCTGCGGTGAGTTCGAGTGACAGCAGCCTCTGGACGTTCTCGGGCGTGTCCAGTGGAAGCAGCAGCCAGTCTGACTCGACACCCGGCATACGGAGCTGGATCGTCTGGTCGCTGACCTTGTAGCTGACGATGGGACGCAGCAGCTGCTGTATGGTCACGAGGTTGGTGGTCTTGAGCTGCTGCAACGTGTTCCGCACGATGACCATCTTGGAGCGGCGGATGCCATCCTCCTGAACGGGCGCGGCGGTGGCACGTCGCAGCAGCTCCATGACGCAGGCCGTTGACTTGGCCGAGCCCACCGGCCCCCGCACCGCTCGAACGCGGGCGTCCGACAGCATGAATCTTCGGAGCGTGGGGGGTGGTGTATAGTCGAAATTCACGGCTACTCTCCGACGATCAGCCAGTCATTCGACAGCAGATCGGCTTGGCTGGCAAGCCACGGCACGATGGAGCCGTCGGCGGTACGCATGTCGATGTGCGGCAGGTAGGTGACCTCCGTGCCCTCGGGGTAGATACCCAAGAGCGGCGGGCGGTTCACCTTGAATACACTGCCCGGCACGAGGAAGAGGAACATCCCCTTGCCGTTCCACCCGATACGACGTACACGCCGACCGGCCTTGATGTGATCCAGCGCGAGGCCGAAATCCATCACTTCTTGCCCTTACCAGTGCTCTTCTTCAGGAAAGCCGGCATCGGCTTCTTGCCCTTCCCTTTGCCCTTCATTTCCGCCTTCTCCTCCGCTGCAGTCTCCTTGCCAGCGAACGGGTTCGGTTTCTTTGCCATGTCTCAGACTCCATTTGGGGTGTATGCTGCAGTGCTCACCGCATCCGGGCTTCAGCCACTTCTTGTCTGGCTGAACCCGCTGGGGGCGGCTTCCCCAGCGTATTGCATCGACCTCGCGCCGGAACGCAGCCTTGAACTCCTCGGTGACTTTAAGGCTGCGCCTCGACACGGGCTATTAGGACAGGCGCTGGTACAGCCACATGCCGCCTACGCCAGTCGCAACGCCGAGGGCGTACGACAGCGGGATGGCGACGGCCACGAGCTTCGCCGTGGCATAGTGCGAGACCTTCGCTGCCTCGCCCCACACGTCGACCCACCAGTGCAGACCGCCACGCTTGGTCAGCTTGGTGCGCCACGCCTCGCGGACTTGGGCGAACTCCTGCTTGAACTTGTGTATGTCCTTGGCCATGCCGTCGAGATCTTCGGCGTGATCCTTTTCACCATCTGCCATGTCATCAGCTCCTTGCTTGGTTACGGGCGGCGGCGTCGAGCAGCCGGCGGTCTTTCTCACGGACGGCAGCGTCGGACGGCCTGCCGGTACGACGGCGCTCCTCGGGCACCGGGTTGCCGTCGATGTCGAGCACCGGCATGTCCGGGGGAGCCGAGTGCCACGTCGAGCCCCCGTCAATCGACACCTGATAGACGCGGGAGGCGATGAACTCGCCGTTGGTGATGGCCAGTTTCTCGGCCTCTTCGACCGGGATGTCGCGCATGAGGTAGAGGGTGGTCTTGGGCACCAGCCGCTCCTGCCAGCGCCACAGGATCTTCAGGCTTTCGTTCATGCAAGGTTCCTCACGACCAGTTTGACGGTGCCATCCTCTCGGTGGCGTTCCCAGAACACGCGCCGGATGCCTCGCAGGCGCAGCTGGCGCTCGAAATCGCGGTAGGCGTGCCGCGACACCACCCCGTGCAGCCCGGTCACCTCCGCCGTATCACCGGCGATGGTCACGTGGGCCGTGGCGGAGAACTCCTTCGTCATGGCGTGCAGCGGAGCCGATGTGTCCACCAGCTCCGTGTACGCGCGCAAGGTGAGCCCGCCCGCCGGGTCGAATCGGACGTAGGCCCACATCCGCTATCAGCACTTCTTGCCTTTGACCATGCCGCCCTTGTTCATGCCAAGGGCCTTGGCTTCGGCTTCCTCGATCTTGCTGCGCCCGCTGCGGATGTTCTTGATCGCCGTGGGGACGGTCAGGTCGGGCTTGGGCTTCGGTGCGGGCTTGGGCGCAGGCTTCTTCACCTCACCGCCCTCGTTGTAGCCGGCTCGCTTGGGCTTGATCGCGAAAGGGCTGGCTTTCATCGCACCGGCGACGACCTTGCCCACCCCGGAATCTTCCGGCTTGGCCTTCGGTGCGGGCTTGGGCGCGCGCTCCTTGGCCCACTCCTCTTTCGTGCGCAGCGCAGGGATGCGCTCGTCCCGGCCATAGTCGCTGATCGAGCGCCCTTTGGCGTCGACGAGGGGTGAGCGTTTCGGGGTAGGGGCCTTGGCCATTAGTCGTCTCCTTGGGCTAGGGCTGGTGCGTCGATAGTGACGTTGTCACGGCTCCCGGCATCGCCGAGATTGATCGTGATGCTGAACCGCTCCCCCGAGGTGCCGGCGGCGTCGGGCTTGGACAGGCCACTGAGCCGCTCGAAGGTCTTCACGGCTTCGTTGCGCGCGGCGGCGGGCGTGTCGGGGGACTTGGCGAGGATAAAGTGGGGGTACAGCAGCTCTTCGAGGGCCAGCTTGGCCTTGATCTTGATGCGCTCCTCGGCGTTGTCCGCCGAGTCCCAGTTGGCCTTGGCTTCCCGGAGGATGCTGCGGAACTGGAGGTCATTGAGGATGATGCCTACCTGTTCCTTGGTGAACCCACGACGGCTGAACACCTCGCTGGGCTTGGTCAAACCCGAGGCGATCTCCATGGCCAGAACGGGAGCGAGCTCGTAGAACCGCTCGTCGATACTGAGCGGGCTTGCGCTCGTGCTTGTCATGTCATAGCCTTGACAGCGTTGGATTTACGCGTATGTTGTATATGGGCGAGTTCTATTTGTCAATTCAAGGGGGCTCTTGGTGAGTACCGGCGCGCTACAGCTGATCGAGCCGGGCTCCCCGTCAGGGAGTGCGGGGGCCGTCCCCGACCCCAACTTTTCGCCTGATTACGCCAACCTCGACGACTACCGGGACGAGGACACCGCCCGCGAGGTGCGCAAGACGCAGCTGGCGTCCCACGTCCGCACCGAGTGGCAGGCCTTCCGCAGCCATGCCTCGACCATGGGGCTCAAGCAGGCGCTGTTCGCCAACCTGCAGGCCTACAATGGCCGCTACGACACCCAGAAACTGCAGCAGATCCGCCAGTTCGGCGGCTCCGAGGTCTACGCCCGCCTGTCCACGGTGAAGTGCCGGGGCGCGAGCTCGATGCTGCGGGACGTGTTTCTGGGCCCGAAGCGCCCGTGGGACATCGAGCCCACCCCGGTGCCGACAGTGCCCGACCAGATCAAGCAGAACATCGACCAGCTGGTGCAGGCCGAGGCAGCGGCGCTCCAGCAGGCGGGCCAGCCGGTGGATCCGGGGCTGATCGACCAGCGCCGGCGGCAGCTCAACGAGGCGGCGAACCGCGCGGCGATCAAGACCGCGAAGGATCAGGCCAAGCTCGCATCCCGCAAGCTCGACGACATCTTGGTGGAGGGGGGCTTCTACGAGGCGCTGGGCGAGTTCCTCGTGGACTTGCCCATCTTCAAGTTTGCGGTGATCAAGGGGCCGGTGGTGCGCCAGACCACGGGGCTCAAATGGGTCAACGGGGCCATGCAGTCGGTCACCGAGCCCCGGATGTTCTGGTCGCGGGTCAGCCCGTTCAACATGTATTTCACCCCCGGCGCGTCCAGCATCGCCGAGTCCGACATCATCGAGAAGAGCAAGGTCAGCCGCTCCGACCTGAACGCCCTGATCGGCGTCCCGGGCTACGATGAAGAGGCCATCCGCGCGGCGCTGAGCGACTACGACGCCGGGCTGGTCGACTTCATCGACGACTATGACAGCATGGTGGCGGACGCGGAAAACCGCGAAAACCCCCACCTGAACCGCTCTGGCCTGATCGACATGGTCGAGTACCACGGGCGGGTGCGGGGCCAGATGCTGCTGGACTATGGCTTCACCGAGGAGGAGGTCAACGACCCGCTCCGGGACTATGGGGTCGATGTCTGGCTGGTGGGGCAGCACGTCATCAAGGTGCAGATCAACCCCAACCCCAAGCGCCGCCACAATTACTACTCCACCAGCTACGAGAAGGTGCCCGGCAGCATCGTCGGCCACAGCCTGATGGAGCTGATACAGGACATTCAGGACGTAGCCAACGCCACCCTGCGCTCGCTCGTCAACAACATGTCCATCGCCAGCGGGCCGCAGGTGACGGTCAACGAAGACCGCCTGTCGCCCACCACGGACGCCGACACCCTGTACCCGTGGAAACGCTGGCGCATCGTGGCCGACCCGATGCCGACCACCAGCTCGGAGAAGCCCATTGACTTCTTCCAGCCGCAGTCCAACGCACAGGAGCTGCTCCAGATCTATCGGGCCATGATGGACTTGGCCGACGAGGTCTCGGCCATCCCGCGCTACATTACCGGCTCCAACAACGTCGGCGGCGCGGCGTCCACGGCCTCCGGCCTGTCCATGCTCATGGGCAACTCGTCCAAGGTGCTCCAGAACGTCGCCGGTCAGATCGACCACGATGTCATGGCCCCGCTGCTGGACGACCTGTACACCATGGTCATGCTCACCGACACCACCGGGACTCTGCGCGGCGACGAGCGCATAGCGGTCAAGGGCGTGGCGGTGGCCATCCAGAAAGAAACCGACCGCATGCGCAAGCTGGAGTTCCTGCAGATCACGGGGAACCCGCTGGACATGCAGATCGTGGGCCTCGAAGGCCGCGCCGCGCTGCTGCGCACCCTTGCAGATGACTTAGGCATGCCAGAAGCCGGCGTCGTGCCGTCCGAGGACGAGCTACGGGCCCGACTTGAGCAGCAGTCGGCTCTTGCCCAAGCACAGGAACGTGATACATTAGGTGCGTCGCAAGGTGCAGATGAACAAGCACAGGCGCAAGGTGAAGCCAGCAGTCTCGGCAATCCAGCGCCGAAGCCGGGCTCCAGCGGCAAGGGCCGCATGGGTGCCCAGTTCGACAACATGCACCGCACCAACCCACCGAGATGAGGAGCAGACGATGAAGAGCTACGTGAAATCGGGCCGCGCGCGCCAAGGCTTCGCCGGCGACCACCACGCCATCCTGCAGCACGGCAGCGGCATCCTCAGTTCGGTGAAAGCACCGAGCTCGAACGACCAGCCGGCCACGCTGAAAGGCAAGGCATGGAGCTTCGCCAGCAACAAGTCGGCGAAGTGCTGCTGAGCCGATGAGGCTCAAGACGAAGGACGAGCTGGAGGCGGTACTTGCCCTGCGCAGCGACCGCAATTTCCAGCTCTTCCTGACAGCTCTGGGGGCGGAGCTGGAGCGGTTGAACCAGTGTATGGTCAACCAGACGGGATCGGATTCAGAGCTACGTTGCCTGCAAGGGCAAGTGCGATTCGGGGTACAGCTGCTGGACGCCATCACATCGGCGGAAGCGGAATACGCGAAACACACAGGTAAGAAGACATGACCACGACTGCACAAGTTGCCTCGCTCCCCGACGCCGCCCGTCGCAACGCCGCTCGCGCGGACGAAATCCACCGTCAGGTGTATGGCCCGCGCCCGGGCGAGGAAGCCCCGCCGGCGGCAGAGGCCGCGCCGGAAGCGCCGGTCGCCGAGGCACAGCCGCAGATCCAGCAGCCCACCCCGCCCGAGCAGCCGGCGCAGCAGCCGGCGCAGCAGCAGCAGCAGGCGGACGACGACTGGCAGAACAAGTACAACGTCCTCAAGGGCAAGTACAACAAGGAAGTCCTCCCCCTGCAGCAGCAGGTGCGCACGCTGACCTCTGAGCTGGATGCCATGCGCAGCGTGATCGCCTCTATGGAGGTGGCCGCACCTGCCGCCCCTGCTGCATCGGTGCCGGGCTTCACCACGTCAGGCCAGCAGTACATCACTGAGGCCGACGTTGAAGACTTCGGGGAAGAGACCATCGACATGATGCGCCGCGCCGCGCGCGCAGAAGCCGAGCAGCAGAACGCTGCCCTTCTCCAACGAATTGCGCAGCTCGAAACCCAGCTCCACGGAGTTGGCCGAGAGGTGCAAATGACAGCTCGTGAAAAGCTGTTTTCCGCGCTGGACGCTCGTGTACCCAACTGGAGAGACGTAAATCGCCACAGCGATTTTCTCCAGTGGCTGCAAGAGAGCGATCCGTACTCGGGTATGCAGAGGCATGCCCTGTTGACGAAAGCCTTTGAGGCCAATGACGCTGCCCGCGTACTTGTCTTCTTCGAGGGCTTCCTCGGTGAACACGCGATGTTGAGCGAGTCACAACCAGCCCAGACGACCGAGCGCCAGCCGCAGGTGGATCTGGAGACGCTTGTGGCTCCCGGACGACCCAAGAGTAGTCCCGCACGCGCTCAAGAGGGTGATGGTAAGCGCATATGGACGCCCGCCGAAATCAAGGCGTTCTACCGAGACGTGCAGAACAAGCGATTTGTCGGTCGCGACAAAGAGCGTGTGCGTATCGAGCAGGACATCGTGGCGGCGGGGCGTGAGGGCAGAGTTAGAGCCAGCGTAAACCCCTTTTGATCCGCAATTGAAATAGGAGACTACAGTCATGCCGTATCCACTTGGCACCCCGTTCTCGGGCAGCACCCCGAGCCCTGCATATTCCGGCACCTTCATCCCCGAGATCTGGTCGGGGAAGATGATCGAGAAGTTCTACGACACCACCGTGTTGGCCGCAATCGCGAACACCAACTACGAGGGTGAGATCAAGAACAAGGGCGACAAGGTGGTCATCCGCACCAAGCCGACCATCTCGATCCGCGCCTACACCGCCGACCAAGCACTCACCGTTGACCGCCCGTCGAGCAACGTGGTCGAGCTGCTGATCGACCAAGGCTACTACTTCAACACGATCCTCGACGACGTGATGGAAGTGCAGGCTGACCTCGACCAGATGTCGATGTGGGCGGACGACGCGTCCGAGCAGATGAAAATCCAGATCGACACGAACGTGCTGGCATACACCGCCACCGAAATCGCGACGCTGGACACCGGCACCAACAACTCGGGCGCGACCGCAGGCCGCATCTCGGGCAACATCAACCTCGGCACGACGGCAGCTCCGGTTGTCATCAAGGCCAACGGTGCCACTGGCGCTGAGAAGAACGCCATCGACATGATCCTCGATCTGGGTCAGGTGCTGGACGAGCAGAACATCCCGGAGACGGGGCGTTGGCTGGTTCTGCCCGCGTGGTACACCGCCCGCCTGAAGAAGTCCGAGCTGCGCGACGCGTCGCTGTCGGGCGACGGCGAGTCGATGCTGCGCAACGGTCGCGTGGGCAAGATCGACCGCTTCACGATCTACTCCAGCAACCTGCTGGCGACTGGCACCGGCGCTGGCGGCGCGTACACCCGCGTGCTCGCGGGCCATGCCCACGGCCTGACCTTCGCCTCGCAGCTGAGCAAGGTAGAGACCCTGCGTGGCGAGTCCACGTTCGGCACCTACCTGCGCGGCCTGCAGGTGTTCGGTCGCGAGGTGCTCGACTACACGGCGCTTGCTCTGGCGCACGTGCAGGCTGGTTGATCCAGCTGAGCCGAGTGGGGGGTCGCGAGACCCCCTTCTTCCTTCTACGTCGAGCCTATCGAGGGAGACCCCATGAGCCAGCGACACAAACGTGACATCCATGGCTACGATGTCAACGGTGACACCCCCTACACGCTGGGGGACAAAGCCATTCCTGCAGGAGATCTCACGGAAGACCTCGCCGGTCAGACGGTCAATTTCCTGACCTACTTTCCGACGGCGACGGGATTTTCCATCTCGGGCGGGCCCACGGGCATGACGGTTCATGCGACGACGGGGGTGCTCAGCGGCACGCCGACGACCATCGAATCGGGCGTTGCCACTCTCACGGTTACCTACGCTTCGCCGGCGGGCACGCGCACCGGACGGGCCTCGTGGCCCTTCGCAGTAACGGCGGCGTAACGCGGCGATGGCTCACAAGCTGAGCGACATCATCACGCTCGCGCGTGACCAGTTGCAGGACACGCGCACGCCGTACCGTCACTCCGACGCGAAGCTGATTCGCTACCTGAATCTGGCGCTGTCGGATGCGCTGCGCTTGCGCCCGGACTTGTTCTTCCCCGACGCGTCCGACAAGGACTATGCCTACACGGTGGCGGACATCGAGGCGACGCTGCCGGTCGACTTCGCCTACCGGATCGCCATCGTGTTCTACGTCGTGGGCATGACCTCGCTGGAGGATGACGAGTTCGTCGCCAACGGGCGCGGCGCGGCGCTGCTGTCGCAGTTCAAGCAGAAACTGACGGGGACACCCTGATGGCAGTCGAGATCTCGCACTGGTACGACGAAGTGATGGTGCATGCCTCTGGCGTGACCACTGCGGGTGCCGAGCAGGCGATCAAGGGCGCTGTCGCGGAGTTCATGCGGGACTCGGCGGCATTCGCCGTCGAGCTGCCCGGGATCACCCTGCGTGCGGGCAAGGACACGTACTACATCCCGCCGCCGCAGGACGGCCCGATCATCTGTTTGATCGCGGTCATGTACCAGAACCGTCCGCTGACGCCCCGCACCGCGCTCAACTGGGCGCAGACCCCGCGTGCGCAGTCCAGTGACTCGCCGACGTATTTCCGCGCGGATGTCGCGGACAACACCAAGATCGTGATCTCGCCGGCACCGGCCACGACGCTGACCGACAAGCTGATTCCCTACGCGGCGCTGGGCTATAGCGGCACGTGCAAGTCGAGCGTACCGGACGTGTTCTGCCGCCAGTGGTACGACGTGATTCTCAGTGGGGCATTGAAGCGGCTATTCATGCAGCCAAACAAGCCCTACACCAACACGCAGCTGGCGACGTACCACGCGAAGGTGTTCCGCAACGGCATAGCCGTCGCGCGCGACAAGGCGCGCAAGCAGTTCACCCAGCAGGAAACCACTTTCAGATTCCCCACGTGGGCATGAGGACGTAATGGCAAACCAACTCTACCCCAAGGCCCGCCAGCGTTTCGGCAAGGCCGAGCTCAACTGGGAAACGGCCACGATCCGCGCGGTCATCATCTATGACACGTACGTGCTCGACACTGCCGATGAGTTCCTCGTCGACATCGACACGGCGCATCGCGGGCCGACGGCACTGCTTGCCAACAAGACGATCACCGACGGGTTCGCCAACGCTGACCCGACAGACTTTCTGGCGCTGACGCTCACCGCCGCTGCCAACGCCGTTGTGTTCTTCGTGGATACCGGCGACTCGGCCACGTCTGTGTTGGTCGCCTACATGGACTCGCTCGACGGCTTCCCGCTGGCAGCGGATTCGACGGGCGACTTCACGCTCTACCCTGACATCGCCTTCGGGGGGTATTTCCGCCTGTGACCCAGCTGGTTGTCCTGCTTCAGCCCGATCTCTGGCTCCGCTGTGACGACACCAACGTCACCGACGGCGCTACGGTCGCGAACAGCGGAAACGGCGGGTACTACACGGGGCAGGATTGGCACTTCAACAGTGCGTTCTGGATCGCGGAGCAGCCGGCAATGGCCCCGGTCGATGGTGCATCCGTCGCCGTCGATGACTCGCTCGGGACGCCCATCGCCGCGCGCATGCAGGTTTACCCGTCGCCCGTCTATATCGGCGCGTACTTGGGCGGCTGGGGCGCAAAGGATGGCTCCGCGATCCTGATGGGATTCTTCGAGATTCCTACCGGCTCGCCCGGCGTGGGCTCCTTCTCTTCGCGCATCACGGAATTCGGCATCACGCGCGTCACCGAGGGTGGTGAAACGTACGTCCACGACTATGTAGCAGGGTGACACCATGAGCTTACGCATATCTGAACTGCCCGCCGTTGGCACCATCGCCGGGAGTGAACTGGTCGAGTTGTCACAGCTGTCTACCACCATCACGCTGACCGCCGCGACGATCAGCGCCGACAGCACGACCAACTCGTTCCACGACTCCGCTGGCGGCTTCATCACCGCCGGCTTCGCCGTGGGCCAGTCGATCAAGTCGAGCGGTTTCACCGGCAGCGTCGCGAACAACAAGAACGCGCGCGTCATCACCGAGCTCACCGCAACCGATATGGTCTTCGGCGGGACGGACGGCGACGACATCGTCACCGACGCCGCTGGCGAGTCGGTCACGCTGACTTCGTGGGTCAGCGTCCGCGCGCTGGCCTCGGACTTCATCATCGACGCGATGGTGTTCAAGGGCGTCATTGATTGCTCGACGAACCCCAACTACCCCGCTGGTGATCGTGGCGACACGTACCGCATCAGCGTAGCCGGCAAGATCGGCGGCGCGAGCGGCATCAACGTCGAAGTCGGCGACTTGCTGACGTGCATGACCGACGGCACGGTGACGGGCGACCAAGCCGCCGTCGGCGCGCAGTGGACGATCACGCAGGCAAACCTCGACGGAGCCGTCTTTGTGCCGGGCACGCCCGCCGAAGGCGACTTGCTGATGTACAACGGCACGGCATGGGAACTGCTGCCCAAGGGAGCAGAGGGTGAGTACCTCGCAGTCGTGCCAGTCGCCTTCGGCGGCACGGGCCTCCCCGAGTGGACGAATATCCCCTCCGCGCCCGAAGCATGGGGTATGGCCTGTTCCGACGAGACGACGGCGATCACGGCTGACGCAGTCAACCCCAAGCACACCTTCGTGACGCCGTATGGTTTCCACATCACGGACATCAAGGCGTCGCTCGGTGTAGCACAAACCAGCGGTGCGCTGTTTACCATCGACGTGAAGTGTGGCGGTGTATCACTGTTCAGCACGTTGCTCACGTTCGACAACGGAGAACAGGGCACGTTCTTGGCGACGACGCCGATGGTGCTGGCTAACGATCCGACGGACATCTTGGGCAATGCGCGCATCGACATCTACGTCACGCAAGTCGGCGATGGGACGGCGAAAGGACTGAAAGTCTACTTCGTCGGCTACTTCATCCTTGGTGGGACGCTGCCTGCATGAGCATGATGGTCATTGATCCGTACAGGTTCTCCTATGGCCCTGTAATGACGCCGTTGGTTTGCGATTATTACTACCCATGCACGCCAATCATTGCGCTGGGTGAAGGCAACGACGGCAGTACCACGATTGCGAACTACGGTTATGATCGGTGGGGCTACGGCTTGGCGTCTTTGGGAAGCGCCCAAGTAGATACAGCGCAGGCTAAGTTCGGTGGTTCTTCCATCCTGATGCTGGGCACTGGAACCACATCGAACGGAAGCTGTGTCCACACATCGGACAACTCGATTTCTACCAACCCAGCATACATGCTGTATCTGGATTTCACGTTCGACATGTGGGTGCGACCGCAGACGCTGCCTTCTGGATACGCTTACCTGCTGGACGGCAGGGCTGGGGCTGAAGGCGCACACCCTTCGCTGCGGATCAATCCATCGGGGTATCTGGAATACTACGTTTCCTCCGCAATTCGGATTACCTCATCTGTTGCCATCACGACGAACACATGGTCTTTCGTGGAGTTGTCCAGAACCGGCGGAACCACGCGGCTATTCTTGAACGGCGTGCTGGTAGGTTCATGGGCCGACACCACAAGCTATGTGTCTACCCGGTACGTTTTTGGCTGCTCCAGTCTCAGCAACATTGCCACCACGCGGCACTACGGTCTCGACGGGTGGATGGAGGAAATGCGGATCACGCGCGGGTACGCCAGACACACGGCGGATTATGACGTTCCCACAGAATCAGCGTACGCGATGGCTTGTGCCGTCGGCTTGAATGCCTTCATAGATTCGCTCGCACCGAAGATATGGTTCAAGTACGAAACGCTAACGAGTTCGTCAGGCTGGTCGGCAAACTCGGTGCATCCCAATTTCGGTACTGAGACCTCAGTTACCGGACTCGTCTATGGCGGCATCGCAGGCGGCACCGACGGACTTTGTGCAGAGAGTGTGCATGGCATCGCGTGTACCGGGACATTCCCCGGCTACTCTGGCTCTACCGCGCCGTTTGTCAGCCAGTACGATCCGGGGTCTACCACGACGTACTACGCCAACACGATCACGATCTGCATGAACATCCATACGCAGGATGATTGGACTTCCGCCGACGTTCCGCTATGGCACGAAGGCGCGGTAGCACAGGCTAATAATCAGGGGATGTATTTCACCTACCGCGTAGCGACGAAAGTGCTCGACGTGAACTACTACGCTTCCGGCGCGTGGAGAACAGAGAACATAGCAGACCTCACCGCGATGGGCGGGTTGGTGAACAACACCAAGTACCATCTGGCGTGGGTGTTCAATCACTCGGCGAAGACGTTGAAGGCGTATGTGAATGGCGATCTGAAAGGTACGCTCACCATGGCGTACACCGTACCCGATACTGCTTACAAAGCCAGCATCGGGCGAACGGCGGCGACCAACACCACCAACAGCGGCAACGGCGCGAACATGTTCTTGGACAACTTCTTGTTGTTCAATTCTGAAATATCCGCAGCAGACATTCTGACGATGGCGCAGTTGTCATTGCCGACCGACACCTTCTATGGGCCGGAAGGGTACGAAGCAGCACCAACTACGCAGCTTCTGCTGCACATGGACGGTACGAACGGCAGCACCACGATCACCGACTCGTCTTGGCTCGACCTGACCTGCACGGCTGTAGGGAACGCGCAGATTTCAACAGCGCAATCCAAGTGGGGCGGGGCATCGGCTCTGTTCGACGGTACGGGTGATTACATCACTGTGCCTCACCACATCCTCATGAACACTGGCCCGCGCAACTTCACGATTCACTTCTGGGTGCGCACCACGACGGTAGCGGCTGGGCAAGCGATCTTCGCCACCAAGCGGGCAGACAACACCGTGTTCGCGCCATTCATCATCAGACGCGACGGTAATGTCTTGAATTTGCTGGTCAGCGAGTCTGGCGCGGCGTGGCAGATCAACACCAGTGGCGGAACGCTTGTCGCCGACACATGGCACCACATCGCACTGGTCAGGAACGGCAACAGCGTGAAGCTGTACTTGGACGGCAACTCGGCAGCTAGCGGGACGCTAACGTCTGTGTCGGCAACGCTGATGACCAACAGCGCCGCGATGGTGATCGGCGGCGACACCAACGCCAACTACCACAACGGGTACATAGACGAAGTTGTCTGGGAAGGTTCAGCGCGTTGGACGGCGAACTTCACGCCGCCTTCTGGGCCGACCCCATAAGGAACCTACATGGCACTTGCAGGCGACTACATAGTCTTCAGTTCCAACCCGACGGTTTCACTGCCGTACTTCGAGTTGGTGCTGACGGCTGCGCAAACGCAACTCGCCGTGCATATCCCCGGCGTGGGCAACCTCACGCCCGCGCTCGCTTCGCTCACACCCGGCGGCGTGTATCAGCTGGGCGTGCGCTACTGGTACGACGCGGACGCTGGCAATCACTGCTGGGAGTACATCGTCAACGGCATCGTGGAAGCCGGCACTGGGCCGACCTACACCGCCGCCGAGGATGCGATCAGCGTCAACGTGGTCGCCATCGGCTCGGACTTGGGCGTGTCTCCTATCGTCGGCACGTCGCCGTCGATACCGGGGCGCTACGACGAGATTCTGTATTGGGCTGGGGGCAACTCAGTTACCGACACAGACATCGAGGACATCTACAAGTCGTACACCTACTATCCATTCGCAAACGGCTGGATCGACGAGGAGTGGGGCACAGCCAGCGGCGGTACGTTCAAGCCGTTCAAAGCGGTCGAGGGGTGGGACGACGAACTGTGGGGCACGCCGACGTTCGGCGAGAAGATTCTGGTCGAGCCGATCAACTTCACATCCTGCATGCCGGGATGTGGAAACTTCGTCAGCGAAGACCCCTGTGATTTTGTAAGCTGCGGCGACGCTTGTTGAGGATACCGAAATGAACAACTCCCCCGTCTCGCTGCGCCGCTGGTACTCGATCACCTACCCGTGGCTCGCTACCGGCGAGCTCATCACGGGCGTGACAGCCACGGTCGAAACGGAAGACCCCAACGCCGAAGATGCCGCCGATCCGCTGTGGCCCATCGTGCTCACCCAGATCGACAATGCGAACAAGCGTGTGCTGTTCCTTGCCGGCGGCGACGGCATCGAAGGCAACATCTACCACGCCAAGATCGCCATCACGACGAGCAACCAACAAGCGAAGACGGACTGCATCCCCTTCGTGATCACCGGAGACTGCTGATATGCCGCGCCTGTATTCCAACAACGCCAGCACGACACTGCTGAACCCGCTGAACACGTCCGATACCGTGTTCATCGTGGAAAACCTGAACGATGCGGTCGCGGCCTTCCCCGATCTGACCGATCCGGCGGATTACTGCTACATCACGGTCGAGAACGTGGACGCCACCTTCGAGATCATGAAGCTCACCGACATTGACACGGGCACCAACCAGTTCACCGTGGTACGGGGTGACAGCTTCGCTGTGGACGACCTCGACAAGACCACGTCGATCTCGTTCCTCGCGGGCGCACGCGTGGAAATCCGCACCACGGCGGGCTCGTTCAACAACATGCTGCAGCGTGACGGCGAGGTGATCTACGGCGGCGTGTTCGGCGCGACGCCAGCGGCACCCGCCGACGTACAGACGCTGGTCACGAAATACTCGACCGACGCCACAGCTGTGCCGCTCGGCCCCGACCTGATCGTCGGCGAGCTCGCACTGAACGCCAAGACCAAGAAGCTCTATGCGGCATGCGTGGACTCACTGGGCAATGAAGAAATCACCGAGATCGTGCCCGGCATGTTCGTCGGTATCGGCATCCCGCCGTACCCCACCGAAGGCCAGCTGTGGTGGAACCCGACCGACAACGCGCTGCGCGTATACGGCGACGACGCGGCATGGCACTTCTGCATCGGCGAAGACCCAGTCACTGAAGCCCTCAAGCTGCTGAACAACATCGCCCTGCAGGGACGCAACGCCGCTGATACGACATGGCAAGACCTGATCAAGCTCAACGCGTCCGACGAGGTTATTGCCGGCGACGCCGACCTGACGTTGCTCTCGATCATCACCGCCGCTACACGGGTGAAAGAACTGCTGCAGATTCGCACCACGGCAGACGCGACGAAGGGCTGGGAACTCTACGCGGCCATGTACCTCGGTGCACCGTTTGCCCAGCTGCGCGCGACTGCCGCCAATGGAGCACTGGCGATTGTCGCGAAGAACGGCGCAGGCACTGATCTCCCATTCACGTTCGGCAATGACGGCTACCTCTCGCTGCCGCACTTCTTCCTGCCGACCAGCAACCTGCACGTCGCCAGCAAGTATTACGTCGACACGATGGTGAACGCCGTGCCGGCCCTCACCCATGCCGTAAGCGTGGCAGCAGGTGGCGCGGTATTCGGCACGGCACTGGGCGTGGGCTCGGTCACGAAAGGCAGTGCCGGCCTCTACACGCTCAACCTGTCGACGCCACTGTCGAACGTGAACAACGCGATCATCACCGCGACGGCGCGCAACAACGTGGTCACGAACACGACCGTCGTGGTCGCCGCATACCCGACCTCGACGACGACCATCGACGTGCGCACACGGATCAACAGCACGCTCAGCAACTCCGACTTCAGCCTCATGATCCACGACTCGGGAGCTTGATATGGTAGGGATCGCGCTCCGACAATTCGGGGGGATGCTCCCCCGCTACGGGAACCAGCACATCCCTGAGACGGTTGCGTCCATCGCGCGTAACTGCCGACTCGTGTCGGGCGAGATTCAGGCGCTCAAGTCCCCGGCGTTGATCTACAACTTTGCCGGGTGGGAGGACGAGACCGGGACGACGCCCGTCACCGTCACGCGGGCCTTCCGCGTGGTCACGCAGACGGGCAACTTCCTCGTTGGCTTCGACGACCCCACCACGGACTTCGTGAAGGCCCCGCTGGCGCGTGACGGGTTCAACCGCCATTACTGGACGGCGGCGGACAAGACCCCGCGCTACGCCTCTGAAGAGGAACTCAACGACGCTACGGTCGCGAAGACGGTGCCGGCGGGACGCCGCCTCGGCATGCCCGCCCCGGACACTGCGCCGACGGTGACGCCCGCTGCTACCGGCGGGGATCTGGAAGAGACCCGGGTGTACGTGTACACCTTCAAGTCGACCTTCGGCGAGGAGAGCGCGCCGTCTCCTCCCTGCATCGTCACGGGCAACGCCGACGCCGCGTGGAACATCTCGGCCATGGACGTTGCCGTCGCGGACTACACCGACCCGTCGGGCGATGCTGACTTCGACATCGTGGCGACGGAATACGACACGACGGGCTGGGTGAAGCGGATCTACCGTACGATCACCGGCACGCTGGGTGCGGTCGAGTACTTCTTCGTTGCCGAGGTAGCTCTGGCCACGACCACGTACAGCGACACCGTGTCCACCGAGACCGTGTCGTTCAACCCGATCATGGAGTCGGGGAACTGGGCTGTCCCGCCGAAGAACCTGCAGGGCCTGCTCGTGCACCCCAACGGTTTCCTCGTGGGCTTCAAGGGCCGGGACGTGTACTTCTCCGTGCCGTACCGCCCGCACGCATGGCCGGTCGAGTTCATCACCGCCGTGAAGTGGAACATCGTCGGGCTGGGCATCATCGGGCAGTCCGTGGTGATCCTGACGGCAGGCTCCCCGTTCATTGCCAGCGGCGTGCGGCCCGAGGCCATGACGCTGATCGAGTCCGACACCCCGGATCCGTGCGTGTCGCGCCGGGGCATCGTCTCGACGAACAGCGGGGTCTATTATCCCGGCCCGGACGGCCTCATGGTCGCGGACGGCAACGGTGTACGCAACCTGACCAAGAAGTTCGTGTCGCGCCGGGACTGGCAGCTGGACTACCAGCCCTACGACATCCAAGCGGCCAAGCACGACTCGCAGTACGTGGCGTTCTACGACGGCCAGCTTGGATTCGTCATCGACTTCGAGGAAGCCTCGCAGGCGTTCGTCGAGCTCAACTCCCCGATCTGGGATCACGATGGCTTCCTTGGCGACGGCGTCACCGGCGACGTGTGGCTGATCAAGGACAACGTGCTGCGCATCTTCGACCCCGAGGGCGGCTCCCCCGTGCCGTACCTGTGGCGCTCGAAAGAGTTCGACATGCCCACCCCGGTGAACTTCGGTGCGTACAAGCTCATCTACACGGAGACCAAGTCTTCCGGCGGCGCGGCGCGCACACTGGCCGAGCGGCGGGCTTTCAACGAGGAGCGCATCCAGCAACCGCTGAACCCGATCAACTGGTCGGCGCTCAATGGCGTGAAGCGCCTGACGCTCACCTCGACGGTGCCCCAGTATTCGCAGCCGACGCACCGCAGCCCGCTGTACCAGCTGACCTCCGACGACGCGGTGGGCTCCCTGACGTTCCGGGCCTACATCAACCGGGAGGACACGCCCTACTACGAGGCCGAGATCACGGACATGGAGCTGTACCGCCCGGACTCGGGCTTCAAGGCCATCCTGTGGCAGTTTGAAGTCGAGGGCACGCGGGACTTGCAGTCGATCAAGATCGCCACCACCAGCAAAGAGCTGGAGCGGATGTGAGCACGGTCTCCCTCGCCACCCGGCTGCGCGGCGCGCTCAAGCCGCCGCTGCGCAAGTTCACCGGCCACCGGACGCTGGAGTCCGTGGTCGAGACCGTGGAGACCCTCCTGCGCATGCGGGGGGACATCGGCCAGAGTGCCGTGAAGGTCTCGGATCTGGCCGGCATTCTGGAGCAGGTGCTGGACTACCACCTCGAAACCGCCTCCCATGGCATCGGAGAGGTCACACGGGGCACGGTCACCCAGCTGACCAGCAAGTCCACGGCGGTCACGCTCAACACGATCACCGGCGACATCACGACCAGCAACGCGGCGCTGGCGCAGAACAACAGCGTGAGCTTCACGCTGAACAACTCGATGATTGGGGCCTACGACATGGTCTTTGCCCACATCGTTAGTGGGGGTGTTGCGGATCACTACCAGATCCACGTCGACGCGCTGGCAGCGGGGAGCTGCCGGATCCAGATCAGGAACGATGGGACAGGGTCACACAGCGAGGCACTCGTGATCCGGTTCGCTGTACTTAGGCGAAGCAGCACGTAATAATATCCACAGGCAGGGAGGATACGCATGAGCATGGTCGAGAAGCAATGGCGGTTCGTGAAGATGCTCCAGCAGCTGGTCGAGTTTGCTGAGCAGAACGGCTACATGCTCACCCTTGGTGACGGCTATCGCGACCCCCGACTGCACGGCGGGCCGGGCGAGAAGATGGGCTACGGTCACCCCTTCAGCTGCCACAAGCTCAGACTCGCGCAGGACTACAACCTGTTCAAGGACGGCCAGTGGCTGTCCGATACCGAGGACTTCCGCCCACTCGGCGAGTTCTGGGAATCCTTGGCACCTGACGCCCGCTGGGGCGGGAGGTTCAGCGATGGAAACCACTTCTCCCTCGAACACAACGGCAGGCGCTAACCATGAGCATTCTCGGTGGGCTTGGGGCAACTATGGGCAAAATCTTCGTCACGGAGAAATCCGTGGAGAAGGCTATCGACTCCATGACGGCTGGACTGGACAAGATCTGGTACACCAAAGAGGAGAAGGCGGACGCCGAGGAAGCCCGCTGGAAGGCTCGCCACGAGGCGCAGCTGAAAGCACAGGACATGCTGCTCGAATGGATGAAGGCCAGCCAAGGCCACAACGTCGCGCGGCGCTGGCTCACCGTGCAGATCACGCGGGTGTGGCTCTGGCAGATGATCCTCGGCATGGCCTTCGCCGTGGGTGCGATCTGGGCCCCGCAAGTCAAGTCCAACCAGATGCTGGCGACTGCAGGGATCCTGCAGGGGTACGCCGGCGAAATGGGCACGGTCGTGCTCATCATCATCATGTTCTACTTTGCTGCACCGCACATGGGGCAGGCCATCGACGTGCTGCTTTCGCGGCTTGGCTTGCGTACGCCTGCAGTATCTGCACCGCCTACGTCCAAGTAGTTTTCAGCACTGTCGCACCACCATCTCAAGGAGAAGAGAGCACCGTGGCACCCCCTATTCCTACGGATCGACCCACCAAAGCTGTCACGCATGAGGACTTGCATGACATGATCCAGAACCACGAGCGGAAATTCGAGCGGGTTCTATATAGCTTTGCCGCTGTTGCTGTGCCCGGTGTGATCGCAGCATTTATCTGGCTGTGGTCGACACACGCCGCGCAGGCAGCGTTCAACGCCGGCGTCGCCGTGAAGATCGACCAGACAGCAGAGTATGCACAGGAGTCCCGCGACTCCCGCGTGCGGGTGGAAGCCCGCTTGGACGAGATCAACCGCTTCCTGCGCGAGGACTCGCGGGAGCTTCGCGACCAGCTCAACGCCCACATCCGAGAAGCCCGGGATCAATGACCGCCGCGCAGGTGCCGTCGCCATTCCGCTTCGGCACTCTCAGCGTCCCCCGGGACTGGCCTGTCATCAGTGAGCTCGTGCCTTGCCACCTCGTCGAAGACACGACGGGGATCATTGCCCTCGACCAAGCCAACAGGTACGTCGCGGCAGTCGTAATCGACAGTTGGACTAATACTTCTGTACAGGTACACTCGTACATAGGCAACCCCTATGTGCTGCGGCGCGGGTTCGCGGAAGCGGTCTTCTCCGCGATTTTCGTCCACGCGGGCAAGCGCGTCGCCATCGGCACCGTGCCAGCGAACAACGCGAAGGCTCTGAAGTTCAACACGCACATGGGCTTCACCGAGCTGTGCCGGATCAAAGACGGGTTCGATGTCGGTGTGGACTACGTGATCATGGAGATGCGGCGCGAGAGCTGCCGCTGGATAGACAGGAGATACCGCGATGGGTAAGAAAGCTCCCAAAGCCCCGGACATGACCAAGTACACCGAGATGAGCGAGCGTCTCGGTAACCGGGCGCTCGACCAAGCTGACCAGCAGCAGGCGTGGGCTCAGCAGATGTGGGGTGAGCAGAAGGCCCTGCTGGAGCAGGTGTTGGGCCCGCAGCTCGACATCATGAAGATGCAGTACGAAAACGGCATGAAGGATCGCCAGCGGTACGAGCAGTTGTATCAGCCGCTGGAAGAGAACCTCATCAAGGAGTTTCAGGACTACGACACCCCGGAGCGGCGCGCGCAGCGGTCGGGTGCCGCCATGGCGCAGGTTGCCGCCTCCCAGAAGGGAGCCAAGGACGCCGCACGGCAGCGTCTGGAGAGCTTCGGCATCGACCCCAGCCAGACGCGCAGCGCCGCGCTCGACCGCAATCTGGAGGCCGCAGAGGCGGCGCAGCAGGCCGCTGCCGGCAACATGGAGCGCAACAACGTCGAGAACACGGGCCGCGCGCTGCGGGCCGAGGCCATCAACATCGGCAAGGGCATGCCCTCACAGGTCGCTGCCTCCTATGGGCAGTCCCTGCAGGCCGGGCAGACCGCCATGGGCGGCATGAACAGCACCGTCAATACCGGCGCGGGCACCATGGGCACTGGCCAGTCGTGGTCGAATCAGGCGCTGGGGGCGAACGGGCAGGGTGCGAATATCACGAGCCAAGGCTTCCAGAACAAGCTGAACGCCTACAGCGCCCAAGGCAGTCCGTGGGAGCTCGTGGCCGGCATCGGCGGCGCGTGGGCCGGGTCGGGCTTCGGCGTCGGTGGCAAGAACGACGGGGGCATCATCGCGCCCGAGCACATGGATCACCCCAGCCAGCAGACCCAGACCGGCCACGATGCCATCCCTGCCAGCCTGACACCCGGCGAGTTCGTCATCCCGAAAGAGGTGGTCACGTTCTTGGGCGTGGACAAGCTGAACAAGATGGTGGCCAAGGCGCGCGCAGCGCAAGGCATCCCGGAAGACCGCCCGGCCACGCCGCCCCCGCGCCGGATCTCCGCCCCCCAGAACAGCCGCAGCGTCGGCCCACAGCCATCCAAGTTCAACAGCGGAGGGGCGATACCCTATGACACAGCGGGCTACGAAGACGAGCGCGTCCAAGTCGGAGAATACATGCCCCGGGAAGAGGCCCCGCAGCAACAGCAGGGCATCAACCCCATGCAGGCATACCGGGCCTACTCGCAATTTACGGCTCCTGCTGCTGGTAGTCCTGCTGCTGGCGGTGGCTCCGCAGCGGGTGGTGGCTCTGCCGCTGGTTCTGCTGGGAGTACAGCTGTAGCCGCTGCCCCGTGGGTCGCCGCCGCCCTCGCCGGCCACGAGTACATGACGCGCCAGCGCAACGACGACGGCACGCGGGTCACCAACTGGGACGACTTCTGGAAGCTGAACGCCGGGCACAAGATCGCGGACAACTTCGAGAAGGACTTGAACGCGGGGCCGATCTCCGCTGGTGAC